CAGGACAAAAGAGGGGCCGACGGGCGTGCGCGGCGCCGTGACGCGCAGGCGGCGCGGGCGCGGAAATGATTCTGCCGGTTTCAAGGGCACAGAAGCAGTGGATGGACCGATTTGGAGACATGCTGCCGGGCTCAAGGGCACAGAAGGGGATTCGGTTGCCGAAGGCGTCCAGCTGGAGCTATCAGGGTCCGGCAGAGCCCAGGCCTGATTTTGGCTGATGGAAAAACACGATCCGGTTTGTGACCCGGCCCCTGTGCCGGCTTCACTCTTTCTTCCCTTCCGGTCTCCGTGCCCTACCACGGAGGCCGGGTCATGGGCCGGAGCTGCCGCCCTGCCTGCGCCGAAGGTCTGCGCTGGATGCGCGGGGTATTGACGTAGACGCGGTGGGACGGCACGGTCCGATTCGGACACATGCTTCCGGTGTGCACGGCGGCGCTTGCGCCGCAGCGGGTTTGTAATCCTCCTGTCGGCGGCTCTGGCTGCCATGCGAGAGCCGCCGTGTGCGCCGGACGGAAAGAAACGGGAAAGGAGGAGCCTTATGGAGCAGACAAAGGACTGGAGAAAAACCAAACAGTACCGGGAACTGAAAAAGTCCATGCTGGACAATCTGGAAGCCAGAGGCATTTTGGAAAAAGCGTACACCGACAAGGTGGACGAGTATCTGGACTTCTGGGTACGGCGGCAGGAATTGCAGACGGATGTGGCTGAGCGCGGTCTTTCCGTAATGGATGACCGGGGCCGCATTACGGAAAATCGCAGCGTGTCTTTGGAAATTCAGGTGGCCCGGCAAATGTTGGCCGTATGGACGGCACTTGGCTTTAAGGACGCCGCCGCAAAATCGGACGTGCCGGGAGGCATGGACGATGAACTGTAAGCTGCCGCCGGAGGTCCAGGCGTATCTGGAGGCGGTGGAGGCGGACAAGCCCCGGGCCTGCCCGGAGCAGCACGCCCTGGCGGCGCATATCCGGCGGTGCTTTGAGACAGAAGATCTGCTGGTAGATACAGAGCAGCTTCGGCGGTATTTGAGTTTGTCCCGCTATTTCCCGTATAAAGATCTTTTCCTGTGGGAGCAATTTCTGACGGCGCTTTGGATGTGCACCTACACCTCTGACGGACGGCCCCGGTGGAAGACCCTGTTTTCCATGGTGGGCCGTGGCGCGGGAAAGGACGGATTTATCGCATTTGTCTCCATGTGCGCCACCTCTCCCTACAATCCGGTTGGCAGCTACAACGTAGACATCTGCGCCAATAACGAGGAGCAGGCCATGACGCCGGTGCTGGATCTGGTGAACACGCTGGAGCTTCCCAAGAACGAATCAAAGCTGAAACGGTTTTACTACCACACAAAGGAACTGGTGCAGGGCCGGAAAAACCGGGGCGTGGTCAAGGGCCGCACCAACAACCCCAAGGGACGGGACGGTATGCGCTCCGGCATGGTGATCTTTAACGAGGTCCATCAGTTTGAAAACTACAACAACATCAAGGTGTTTATTACCGGTCAGGGTAAGGTAGCTCAGCCCCGCGTGGGGATCTTTACCTCCAACGGCGAAGTCAATGACGGGCCTTTGGATGACTATCTGGCCAGAGGACGACGGATCTTATTTGAAAACGAGCCGGACAACGGCTTTCTTCCCTTCATCTGCTGCCTGGAAACCCGGGAGCAGGTCCATGATCCGGAAAACTGGTACATGGCAAATCCATCCCTGTTTTATCTGCCGGATCTGTTTCAGGAGACGGCAGACGAATACCGGGACTGGGTGGAGCACCCGGAGCAAAACGGCGATTTCCTGACAAAGCGAATGGGCTTGCGGGCCGGATTTCAGGAGATCAGCGTGACGGACTATGAAAAAATCCTCAAAACCAATAAGCCACAGCCTGATCTGCATGGCTGGACCTGCACTGTAGGACTGGACTATGCGGAGCTGAGCGACTGGGCGGCAGTCAACCTCCATTTCCGGCGGGGCGCAGACCGGTTTGACATCAACCACGCATGGGTTTGCCTGCAATCCAAAACCCTGCCCCGGATCAAGGCTCCGTGGCAGACGTGGGCAAAGGAAGGACACCTGACGGCGGTGGATGATGTAAGCATCAGTCCTGATCTGATTGCGGCATACATTCAGGACGCTGCCAGATGCTACAACATCAAGGCGCTGGCAATGGACCACTACCGGTGGACGCTGGTTTCCGAAAGTATGCGCGCCATCGGCTTTGACGCGGCGGACAAGAACCGGGTGAAGCTGGTGCGGCCATCAGACATTATGCAGGTGGAGCCGGTGATCCAGGAATGCTTCGACCGGGAGCTGTTTTACTGGGGCGATCAGCCTCACCTGCGATGGGGCGTAAACAACACCAAGCGGGTCCGCAGCTCACGGAAACAGGGGGTCGATACCGGAAACTTTATCTACGCCAAAATCGAGGCAAAAAGCCGAAAGACTGACCCCTTTATGGCACTGGTGGCCAGTATGACGATCGAACCACTGCTGGGCACCGGTGCTCCGCTGGCGGCCCCGCTGATGGGAGCCATCAGACTATAGCGGTCCGAATCGGACCGGAGAAAGGCTGAACTATGGGATTGAGATTTTTTGAATGGCTGGCGGGAAAGGGTGGACGAACCACCACGGCGGAGGTCTCCTGCCAGGAGCTATTGGCAGCGGCCGAAGACTTCCAGGCGCGGCAGCTTTCCTTCTGGACCTGCGTGAACATGGTGGCCAACGCCGTGGGCCGCTGCGAGGTAAAGACCTTCCGGGGGCGGGAGGAAATCCAGGAGCAGGAGTATTACCTGTGGAATGTGGAGCCCAACGTGAACCAGAACAGCTCCGCCTTTTGGCACAAGCTGATCGCCAAACTGTTTTTGGACAATGAAGCGCTGGTGATCTCCAGTAAGCGGCGGGACGGCATGGACGCGGTGATGGTGGCGGACAGCTGGCAGCAGAGCACCTTCTGGCCGATGCGGATGAATGAGTACATTAACGTGACGGTGGGTGACACCGCCTATGAAAAAACTTTTCGGGAAAACGAGGTGCTGCATTTAAAGCTCCACCACAACGCCATGCGCCCGGTGGTGGACGGTCTGTGCCAGTCCTACATGCGGCTGGTGGCAGCGGCTATGAGCCGCTATCAGTGGGAGCGTGGGCAGCACTGGAAGGTCCATGTTAATCAGATCGCATCGGGCACGCAGGATTTTGAGCAAAATTTTGCCAAGATCATCGAGCAGCAGATCAAACCGTTTTTTGGCAGCGGCGCGGCGGTGCTCCCGGAGTTTGACGGCTATGACTACCAGCAGGTCAATAAATCTGGCGATGGCAAGGTGGGCGACAGCCGGGACGTGCGGAACCTGATCGAGGACATTTTCGATTTTACCGCCCGGGGATTTTTAATCCCCGCTGTACTGGTAAATGGCACCGTTCAGGGCACAGCGGACGCCAACAGCCGCTTTCTGACCCAGTGCATCGACCCCATCTGCGATCAGCTCCAAGAGGAAATCACCCGGAAGCGGTACGGCTTTGATGGATGGAAGCAGGGCAACTTTGTCCGGGTAGATTCCTCTGCTATCCTCCACTTTGACATGTTTGCCAATGCGGCCAACGTGGAAAAGCTGGTGGGCAGCGGCGCCTTCTCGGTCAACGATGTGCTGCGGGCGGCCAACCAGGCCACCATCAACGAGCCGTGGGCCGACGAGCACTTTTTGACTTTGAACATCGCGCGGATCCAAGAAGCCGCGCAGCAGATGAATGCACAGAAAGGAGACAGCGGGAATGAGTAATCCCAAGCAGAAGGACCGGAGGATGTGGGCGCTGAAGCAGCGGGCGGAGGACGCCAAGACACTGGAGCTTTACATCTACGGAGATGTGGAGGGCGACAGCTATGACTGGTGGACCGACGAGACGATCCAGAGCGAGACCAGCGCCAACGCCTTCCGGGACGCTCTGGCGGAGCATCCGGAGGCGACGGAGATCGCCGTGTACATCAACAGCTACGGCGGCAGTGTATTCGAGGGCACGGCCATCTACAACCAGCTCAAGCGGCACAGCGCCCACAAGACGGTGTATGTGGACGGCTTTGCCTGTTCCATCGCCTCGGTCATCGCAATGGCCGGCGACACGGTGGTGATGCCGCGCAACGCCCTCATGATGATCCACAACATGAGCATGGGTATTTACGGAAACGCAGCTGAGCTGCGAAAGGCCGCAGACAATCTGGACACCATCAATCAGGCGGGGATGGAAGCCTATCTCCAAAAGGCCGGTGACAAGCTGGACCCGGATACCCTGAAGGAAATGTATGATGCGGAGACCTGGCTGACGGCGGAGCAGTGCATGGAACTGGGATTGGCCGACCGCTACGCGGAAAAGGACGCGGATATGACCCAGGCTGCGGCTCTGCTGCAAAAGGCCAACCTGACTTTGGAGCAGCGGATCACCGTGCAGAAAAGTCTTGCCGCCCAGCTCCGGCAGTTGGCGGCGGACGCTGGTCATAAACCGCCTTGCCCCCCTGATCCGAAAGGCCCGGAGCCTCAGCTCGAACCCCAGCAGAAAAACCGTATTATGAGCCTGTTTGGCTGAAAATGAAAGGAGAACATTATGCAGAACAATGACATCCGGAGCCGCGAGGAGCTCCGCACCCTCATCCAGAAGGCCGTTGCCGACAATGACCCTGCCGGTTTCCAGGCGGCCTTTGACGAAATGCTCCAGCGTGTGGGCCTGGACGTAAAGCAGGAGTATGAGCAGCAGCTTGCCGACCTTCGCCAGGAAATGGACAGCCGTATCCTGACGGCCCGTGGCGTCCACCAGCTTACCGGCGAGGAGCACGCCTACTACCAAAAGCTGGGCGAGGCCATGAAGTCCATTGATCCCCGGCAGGCCGTGACCGGCATGGACGCTGTGCTGCCCAAGACGGTGATCGACTCCGTTTTCGAGGATCTCCAGACCAATCACCCCCTGCTGAGCCGCATCAACTTCCGGGCCACCGGCGGCGCAGTGGAGATCATGGTGAACACCAACGGCTATGAGGAGGCGGCCTGGGGCGATCTCTGCGACGACATCGTCAAGGAGCTAACCTCCGGCTTTAAGAAGATTCCCGCCCAGCTGCTGAAGCTCTCCGCTTTCCTGCCGGTGTGCAAGGCCATGCTGGATCTTGGCCCTGAGTGGCTGGACCGCTATGTGCGCGAAGTGCTGTACGAGGCATTCGCCAACGGCATGGAGGCGGGCATCGTGACCGGCGACGGTGACAAGAAGCCCATCGGCATGACCCGTCAGGTGGGCGACAACGTGGTGCGTTCCGGCAACGCCTATCCCGAGAAGTCCGCCGTGAAGGTGCGGGATCTCAGCCCCGCCACCGTGGGCAACCTGATCTCCCTGCTGGCGGCAGATCCCAACGGCAAGGCCCGCCGTGTGGAAAACATTCTGCTGCTGGTGAATCCGCAGGACTATTACCAGACGGTGATGCCCGCCACTACGCTGATGGCCCCCGATGGCACCTATCGCAACGATGTGATGCCCTACCCCATGACCATTATTCAGACCCCTGCACTGAGCCGGGGCAAGGCAGTGATCGGCCTCTCTAACCGTTATCTGGCTATGGCGGGCACCGCGCCCAACGGCCGCATTGAGTACAGCGACCACTACCACTTCCTGGAGGACGAGCGGGTATACCTCATCAAGGGTTACGCCAACGGTATGCCTCTGGACAACAACGCCTTCCTGCTGCTGGATATTTCCGGCCTGAAGCCCGCCACCTGGAAGGTTACGCAGGTGACGGAAACCGCGCCCTCTGATGACGCCACCCTGAGCGCCCTGTCTATCGGCTCTCAGGCCCTGTCCCCCGTTTTCGCCTCCAGCACCGTGACCTATACGGCGGAGACTACCAACGCCACCAACACCGTGACCGCCGTCCCCTCTGACGCAGGCGCGGAGATCGAGGTGCTGGTGAACAACCGCAAGATCGACAATGGCAGCGCTGCCACTTGGCAGACCGGCAGCAACACGGTGAAGGTCAACGTCACCGCTGCTAACGGCACCGCCAAGAAGACCTACACGGTCACCGTCACCAAGAGCTGATGGCGGATCGGAACAGCCTGCCGCCCGGCCTGCTGTCCGATGTGGAGAACTACCTGAACATCACCTGGAGCGATGAGACCACGGATACCAAAGTATCCGGGCTCATCGCCTCCGGGATGGGGTACCTGGACAAGAAGGCCGGAAGCCCGCAGGACTATACAGCGGACGGCGACGCCCGGACGCTGCTGATGGAATACGTCCGCTACGCCAGAGACAGCGCTTTGGATGTGTTTGAAAACAACTATCAATCTCTCATTTTGAGTATGCAGAGCGAAAGGCGGGTGAGCGCGTATGCCATGGAAAGCGCCGTATCGCCCTCGCCGTGACAGCGAGATCACTCAGACCTATTCCGACGGACTGGTCAAGGTTTATGCTGTTGCAGATACGGCGGCGCCGGGCTACAAGCCTGTGGAGGGTTTGACATTCAAGGCCGCTTTGCGGTACGAGGAGCGGCGTCTTGGCATCCAGCGGTATTACGAGGGAAAACAGAATCAGGCTCAGATCGAGCGGGTGCTGCGGGTTCCACGGGTCCCCGGCGTGAGCAGCCAGGACGTGGCTGTGACGGAGGACGGCAAGCAGTACCGCATCGATCTGATCCAGACAACAACCGACGTTTTCCCGGAAAGTATGGATCTGACGCTGCTGCGGATCGAGCAGAAATACGAGGTGCCCCATGACCACCTGGTATGAGCGGGTGATCGCTGCTCACCGGGCGGTGACAGACGCAGTGAGCCACGCCGTCCGGCTCAAATCCGACCGCTATTTTGTGTGGCAGGAGGACGGCAGCCACGACCTGCCCGGAGACAACGACCACGAGGAGACCGCCGTCACCGGCACTACGGATCTGTTTACCAAATCCGAGTTTGACCCTTGGGTTGAGCAGCTGGGCGAGAGCTTCAGCGCCCACGGGATCTTCTGGGCGCTGAACTCCGTCCAGTACGAGGCGGACACCGGTTTTATCCACTATGAGTGGGTGTGGGAGGTGACCTGATGGCGACCATCACGTTTAAAAGCGGCGAGGAATACATGCTGAAGCTCACCCGGCTGGAAAAAGAGACTGTGGAAAAAGTCTGCGGCCCTTCCATCCATGACGGAGCAAAGGTTGTGGCTGATGCCATCCGGGCAGAATTGCAGACTGTTCCCACAGACGAGGGCTGGGGCACGCAGGAGAATCCGGTCCGAGGGCCGAAAAAAACGCAAAAGGCTGCGCTGCTGGGGACCCTCGGTATCACATCCATGCAGAAGGACAATGACGGAATGTATAACGTCAAAATCGGTTTTGACGGATATAACAACATCCGCTCCAAGCGCTGGCCACAGGGGCAGCCGAATCAGATGGTTGCCCGGGCTATTGAAAGCGGTACCAGTTGGATGAGCAAAAACCGTTTTGTAGGAAAGGCAGTGAGCCGGGTGAAAAAGCAGGCGCTTGCCGCCATGCAGAAGCGAGCAGAGAGCGAGATCGAAAAAATTATGAAGTGAGCGCGTGTCCGATTCGGACCGCGAGAAAGGAGCGCACATGGCAACCATTGGTTTGAGCAAGCCGTATTACGCCATTTATTCCGAGACCGGCGGCGTGGTGAGCTATTCTGACGGCGCGGTAATGGGCAAGGCGACGGAGGCCAATATCGCCATCGAGACCACGGAGGACAACAACCTCTATGGCGACAATGGCCTGGCGGAAACGGACCGTCGCTTTACCAACGGCTCCCTGACCCTGTCTACTACTGATTTGAGTCAGGAGGTCAGCAAGGCCATTCTGGGCCTGACGGAGCAGGCCATCACCGGTGTTGACGGTGTGACGGATACCTCTGTGAAAGAGCTGGTGTATGACGACACTCAGGTGACCCCGTATCTGGGCGTTGGGTTCATCATCAAGAAGAAGGTCAACGGCGCGTATAAGTGGCGGGGCGTGGTGCTGCCGAAGGTCATGTTTTCTGTGCCGGAGGACGCGGCCACCACGCAGGGTGAGTCCATCGAGTGGCAGACCCCGGAGCTGACCGGCGCTATCATGCGGGATGATTCCGCCACTCACGTCTGGAAAAAGGAAGCCACCTTTACCACAGAGGCCCAGGCTGAGGCTTATATCAAGGCGCGGCTGGGGATCGCTGCATGAGAACGGCCAGTATTGAGATCGGCGGAAAGGCGCACCTGCTGTGCTTTTCCGCCCGAGTGGTGCGGGCAGTAACGGAACGCTACGGCGGCGTGGAGCACATTGACACGGCGCTCTCAGCCGGTGATCCGCTCAAGGCGCTGGATGAGGCGGTATGGCTGCTGGCAACCATGATGGACGGCGGCGCCCGGTATGCCAAACTAAACGGGCTGGAAACCGAGCCGCCTTTGACAGCGGATGAGCTGCTGGACGTGATGGATCTGAACGATTTCGGCCAGCTCCGGACAAAAATCACGGAGGCTGTAGTCTCCGGCAGAGAGACCCACGTGGAGGCGGACCCCGGAAAAAACGCGGAAACCACTCCGGCGGCCCCTTAGCGCCGGAGTGGTTTTTGTGGTATGGAATGGCCGTCGGCCTGACCTACACCGAGGCGCTGGATGTGCCGTTTGGGGAGCTGCTGGACTACATCGCCATTGAGCAGATCAAGCGGGAGGGTTTTGCCCCCAAGCACGCTTTGACAGACGAGGAAATTATCCCAAATGTGAGGTGAGACGATGGCGGTCGATATTGGCCCGAAAATCGGCATTGACGGCGAAAAGGAATTTAGAGAATCCCTCCGAACCATGGGACAGCAGCTTAAAACCCTTGGTACGGAGATGAAGGCGGTGACCTCCGCTTTTGACGTTGACAATGACAGTCAGAAAAAGCTTGCGGCTCAGTCTGACGTGCTGAACCGGCAGCTGGAGGTCCAGCAGCAGCGCCTGGGCGAGGTGCAGAAGGCTCTGGACTACGCCAAGGCCAACTACTCTGAAAACAGCAGTGAGGTACAGCGGTGGCAGCAGGCGCTGAACAACGCCACCACCGATGTAAACCGCACGAAAAAGCAGCTCAACGAGCTGGAGACCGGCGTGGAGGGCGTAGGCGACGCCATGGACGGCGCCGGACAGAAAACAAGCATCTTTGGCGATGTGCTAAAAGCAAATCTGCTTGGCAATGCCATCGTCTCCGGTGTCAAGGCAGTGGCCAGCGGGATCAAGTCTCTCATCAGCGGCGCTATTGAGGGCTACGGTGAGTATGAGCAGCTGGTGGGCGGCGTGGAAACGCTGTTTGGCAGCTCTGCTGACACGGTAATCAAAAACGCGGAGAACGCCTACAAAACGGCAGGCCTTTCCGCCAACGCCTATATGGAGACTGTGACCAGCTTCTCCGCGTCCCTGCTCCAATCCATGGGCAACGACACGGAGGCGGCGGCTAAAAAGGCGGATCAGGCGCTCACGGATATGTCCGACAACGCCAACAAGATGGGCACGGACATGCAGTCCATCCAGAACGCCTATCAGGGGTTTGCCAAGCAGAACTATACCATGCTGGACAACCTGAAACTGGGCTATGGCGGTACGAAATCCGAAATGGAGCGGTTGATCGCCGATGCCAACGCGCTGAACGCCGCTCAGGGCAACTACACCAATTACAGCATTGAGAGCTACGCGGACATTGTGGACGCCATCCACACGGTCCAGACGGAAATGGGGATCACCGGCACCACAGCGCTGGAGGCATCCACCACCGTGGAGGGCTCTATCAACTCCATGAAGGCAGCATATCAGAATTTTGTCACGGGCCTAGGCGATCAGAACGCCGATATCGGCGCTCTGACCGAGGAACTGATCCAGAGCGCCGGAAACGTGGCGAAAAACGTGCTGCCGGTTATTGAGTCCGTAGTGAAAAACATTGCAGAAACCGTAAGGGAGCAGGGGCCGGATATGATCACAAGGTTTGTGGCCTATGCTACGGAAAAGCTGCCGGAGGTGCTGAAGCTTGGCGTCCAGCTGATCGTATCGCTGGTAAAGGGTCTGGCGCAAAACCTGCCGGAGCTGCTCCGTGGCACGCTGGCGCTGGTAGATACCATTATCAGTGCCTTTTTGGATTCCCTGCCGGACATCATCGAGGTAGGCAAGGACATTGTCCGGGGGCTGTGGGAAGGCATCAAGGCTATGGCCAGCTGGATCGGAGAAAAGATCTCCGGCTTTGTCGGAGGCCTTGTAGACGGGGTCAAGGGCGTGCTGGGGATCCACTCGCCCTCCCGGGTGTTTGCCGGAATCGGCCAGAATATGGCGCTGGGCCTTGGTCAGGGCTTCGAGCGGCAGATGCAGCGCGTTTCCTCCGGGATCCAGGATGCCATCCCCACGCCGACGGTGGACACCGTCTACAATGCGGCGGCTGGGATGGTCAACGGGCTGGCGGCACAGAGCGCCGGAAGCCCCGGCGGCAGCTATACGATCAACCTTATCCTGCAAAACGGCCAGCAGATCGCCAGCTGGCTTCTGCCTGATCTGCGGGACGCGGCCAGGAGCAACCCGGAGGTGGCAACGGCATGACACAGTTGATTATCAACGGCATTTATCTGCCGGAAACCAGCAGGGACAAGTATCAATGCTATCCCGGGGAATTGTCTGTTAATGTGCAGATGATCTCCGGCCGGACGGTACAGGAGGTCCGGGGCCATGTGCAGATGATCACATGGAGTTACGATTACATGGGAAACGCCCTCTGGCGGCAGCTGGCAGCTGTGCTGCGCTCCGGTAAGGCGTTCCCGGTGGTGTATCTGCCGGACGATTCTGACACCATGGCCACCGGCACGTTTTTAGTGGAATCCATGACACAGCCAACCTACGCCTTCTCCCGGAATGGCGTAGGGCTGTGGCACAATGTAGGCTTTACGCTGCGGGAGGTGACGCCGCATGATTAAAAGCGGGCAGGCGTATCATGCGGCGATCACAGGAGACGCGCGGCGGGTGCTGCTGCGGGCGGTTATTGACATCATTTCCCCGGACATCGTGTTCGGCGCCGGGGAGACCTCCGGGCAGATCCCGTGGAGCAAGCCGGAGCAACTCTACGATAAGGTTTTTGGCAATCCCACCAAATACGCTACGTTAGAGCGTGACCGGTGGGCGCTGGATGGGACGTGGGACCTTCTCCCGGACGATCCCGCTCAGACGGCGGGCCAGATGGGCTACATCGGCAACGTGCTGTCCGGCGCGGACGGGACGTTTTCCACGCCGCCGTGGGTGGAACTGCAATTCTCCGGCGTGTCTGTCTTGCAGGCGTGCTCCGTATATTTCCCTGGCAATGACTATGACGGGCTTCCGGAAGATTTTACGGTGGAGGTCAAGCAGGGCGGTACGGCGTACCACACGCGGACGTACACCGGCAACACGGCTCCCTCCGTATCGCTGGAGGGCTTCACGGTCAACAACCCCGACGCCATTCGGGTGACGGTGACCAAGTGGTCACGGCCCAGCAGGCGGATGCGGGTGGTGGAGATTGTCCCCGGCGTATACGAAGGCTGGGACGGCGGGATGATCGCGGAGTTTACCGTGAAGCAGCAGAGCAACATCGCGGCCACGGCGCTGCCGTATGGCACGTGTACCCTCAAGATTGACAACCTCTCCCGGCGGTTTGAGCCGCGCAGTAAAAACGGGCTGTTTCAATCCATCGAGGAGCGGCAGGGGATCGATATCTCTCTGGGCGTCCGGCTGGCGGACGGCACGGACGAGTACAAACGGTTGGGAATCTTCTATCAGTACTCCGGCGGCTGGAAAACCGGCGACAACGGCCTGACGATGCAGTGGAATCTGGTGGACATCATCGGCCTGCTGGCAAACCGGGAATTTCTGGCGCCCTCCACCCTCCCCACTACGCTGGGCGGGTGGATCGGCGCTCTGGCGGCGCAGCTGGGCGTCAACTTCCAGGATCGGTGGCACGTGGACCCCAACTACACGGCGCTGCCGGTAACGGTGCGCACGGCGGACGATCTGCAAGGGAAAAAGTGCGGGGACGTCCTCCGCTGGGTGTGTCAGGCCACGGGGACATGGCCCCGTGCGGACGCCTCCACCGGGGACCTGACCGCCGAGCCGCTGTGGAGCGAGGGCAACAAAGTGACACTGGACAATCTCAACGGCTACCCGGTTATGAAGGCCAACGGGGACGTGGCGGCGCTGATCTTTACCCTCAACGATGGGTCGGGCACGAAATACATCGTGTCCGGCAACGCCACATCGTCCAGCGAGACGGTGAGCATCGACAATCCGTTTATCAAGACGCAGGCACAGGCGCTGGCGGCGGCGCGGCTGATCCTCGCCACCTACGGCGGAAACGTGCTGGATCTGACGGGCCGGGGCGATCCGTCCTCCGAGATCGGTGACGTGGAGACGGTGTGGCTGGACGAGAGTCAGGCCACCACTGCGCGGCTGACCATGCAGACGTTCCAGTTTTCCAATGGCGTTATGCAGGGCTGCCAAAGCCAGCTGCTACAGGCGGACGGCAGCTTTTTGTATCAGGGCCGGGAGGTCATCACCACCCCCGGCACATGGAAAGCCCCGGCTGGGAAGAAATCTCTGCGGGTCATCCTTGTGGGCAAGGGCGGAGACGGCACTCGTGGCGCAGACGGTACATGGAACGCTGCCGGTGCGGACGGCGTGGACGGTCTGGGCGGTCTGGTATGGGCTGGGACCATCAACATCAACGAGGGTCAGGAGTTCCCAGTGGCCTTTGGGCCGGACACCACCTTTGGAGCGTATTCCTCCGCCAACGGCAAACGCTATGAAAACGGCTATACGGACGTGGCCAGCGGCGACAGCTTCGCCCGGACGGGCGTGGCGAAGCCAAAAGCGGGAACCGGAGACGGCGGGGCCGGCGGCAAGGGCGGCGAACAGGGCCGGCGGCAAAAAATAACGTGGGAAGATGAAGGTGGTTTTTCTCACAGCTATTGGAAAATCTACAGTTATCCTGGCGTTGGTGCGGATGGCGCGATGGGCGCTTCCGGCTGCGCGGTGGTGTATTACAGCAAGTAGCGGTCCGATTCGGACACGGAGGAATTATGGCTTTTGATTTTTCAACATTGGTGACGGACCGGACGCTTGAGGATGTGTCGAATAAGACCGCAAAGGGCTTTTACAATGCCACTGATTTCAACCGGGTGGATGCGTGTTTGGAGGATCTGGTGGCCAGACTGAGCCGGGTGGGCTGCAACGTGCCGGGATATCAGCGGGTGAAAATTGAGCGGGCGGTGATGCCCAGCTCCCGCCTGCCGGAGGGGTATACGGAGCTGGAATATATCCGGAGCGATGGCGGCCAGCATATAGATGCTCTGGTTACGCCTACCCAAAATACACGCGTAAATATCAAGTTTTCTACATCCGAAACGGGAAGCCATACAGTATTCGGATCAGATATTGATTGGACAGAAAACGGTTTTGCGTTAGGTGTAGGGTTCGCGCATTATGGGAAAGCCAATAGAACAATTTCTGGTTTAGTAGATGGAAATCCACATGACGTTGATTTCAAAAAAAACGTAATTGCTGTAGACGGGGCAACCGTATCAACTATGGAGATCGCGACGTTTTCTTTGTCTTACAATTTAGCAATATTTGCAAATAATCGATCAGGAAGCATCCAAGAAAAAACAAAGATGGCACTTTATTATTGCAAAATTTATGAAAACGAGAACGCCATCCGAGATTTTATTCCTTGCCAAGACCCATCTGGGAATATTGGCCTGTATGATGTTATAAGCGGGGAATTTTACGGCAACGCCGGGACCGGCGTGTTTCTGGCGGGACCGGTGGTAGAGCGCCCTAAAGACCCAAACGAAGATCTGGATCCGTACACATGGTATGAGAGCGATGTGCCCACGGCATCCCTGCTGGCCCGCTACCGGGACAACGTGGCGGCGGTGCGGGCGGCGCTGCGGCTGCCGGAGGGGACGCCGGGGGTGCCGGAGACCATGCGGCGGCTGACAACGGCGGAGGCCAACAGCATCGAGGCGATTTTGCTGGCCCTGAATCTGATTTTAAATAAAATCCACACAGCCGTCCGCCACTGCGGCGTGACGGTGTGCGGGAGCAAAGGAGTGAAAGCATGAGAGATCGAACGCCCACGAAGGCCCTTGAAAACGGCGCTCTGCGCTACGGCGTGTACGCAGAGGATGGGACCTTTCAGCGCTATGAGTATCTGGCGCTGGAGGATGACCCCGCAGACCCCGGCACGGAGTTGAGCAAGTTAAACTTGCTTCAGGATTCCACGGAGGTCTCCTTGTTTGGTCGGGCCGCAGACCGGACAGTTGATGAGGCATTTTCCGGTATTGCCGGGCAACTGAAGCTCATCATGTCTGATATGGCAACAATCGCACTGACAATTCTGACTACAAACGGCAAACCAATCCCGGATGTGCTGGTGCAGGGCATTCTCAGCGAAAACGGACAGGCGGTTTATACAAACGCCAGCGGCGTGGCCACCGGCTATATCGGCGAGGGACAACAGGTAGTAAAAGTCAGCGGTTACGCAGATGTGGAGGACTACTCCGAAACCATAACCGTAATCAAGGGGACGAACATCACGAAAACGTGGAAATTGACAACAAATAATTTTTTGAGCGTAAAGTCCAGCCGCTCTGTAAAGTTTACTGGGAATGTGAGTACGATTGATTATTCCGTAACTTCAGGAGGCGGTGGCGGTGGCGCAGGATATGGATATCCCGGCGGAGGCGGTGGCGCAGGAGGCGGCACCATCACAAAGACAGGCGTCGAAATATCACCTAATACAGTATATCCAGCGACTGTTGGAGCTGGCGGGAAAGGCGGAACATACCTCGATTATGATGGGCATCCGGGCGGTCAATCATCCTTTATGGGAGATGCCCCTGCTGGCGGAAATCCCGGGCTATCTCCGGTCCGGGGGGGCAGTGGTGAACCCGGTGGCATCGGGGGAAGCGGATCTCAAGGCGGTGGAAGCGGCGGAAATGGCGGCAGTAATTCTGATAACGGCTCAAACGGCAGCAATGCTACTGCAACAGCGTTTACCTCTTTTGCCGAAACAAAATCCCTTGGTGGCGGCGGCGCTGGAGGAGAAGGCAAAAATTATAGCGGTACCAGTGCGACAGATGGCATTGTCGGCGGTGCAGCCAACACTGGCGGAGGCGGCAGCGGTGGCTATGGTGCTGGAAAAGATAAAGAGGGTGATTACAATGACAGTCCTGGCTCTTATGGTTATTCCGGATTCATCGGCATCCGGATGCACCTGAAATCCGCGGCGTAAAGGAGGAAGCCTATGGAATACTGCATCGTAGAGGACGGCGTGATTGTCAACATGATCGTAGCCGAGGCGGACTTCGCCGGGGAGATCGGGGCGCTGCCCGCCTACGAGGGCGCGGCCATCGGCGGGGCGTACACACCGCCTCCCCCGGAGCCGGAGCCGCCCACCACCGACGAGCGGGTGACGAAGCTGGAAACGGAAAACAGCAAGCTGAAAAGTCAGCTCCAAATGCAGGCACAGCAACAGGAGTTTCTGGAGAACTGCCTTTTAGAGATGGGCGATGTTGTTTATGCGTGAGTTTTTGGCAGAGGCTGCCTTAAACCTATATTTCAACTTACAGAAAGGAAGCAGTGAAATGATGGCTATGTTGTATGCGAGCAAAATTTGCATGGAGGCAATCAACACCAAGACAAAAAAGCCTTGGGAGTTTGCGGATGTGCCTCCGAAGCTGAAACAGCAGGTGGCGGACATCCTGATCAACGAGTGCGGCCTGCCGGAGCTGGTACCTGCGGAGTTTGGGGGCACCGCGAAGGCGGAGTAACAAAAAGCCGCCCATCGGGCGGCGCGGAAAATTGACAAAGCAAGGCGAACCGTGTATGATAGGGTTCGCCAGTAAGAACGGTACGGTTGTTTCCCCGTAAAGGGGGTGACCGCATGAGCACAGCAGAAACCATTGCGTTACTTATGCTTGTGATTGCGGCTATCAAATTAGGCGTTGACCTAAAGAAATAACCGCCACCTAAATCGGCAGCGGCTTTTCTACGGATTCTAAATCTGTTGGGGAACGACCTGCACCGACCAAAGTGAGCCGTCCTTACTGGCCCTATTATACACATGACCACGCCGCTTTGTCAAGGATGACAAGGCGGCTTTTTGATTGGGAAAACATATAGGCGCCTTAAAACTGCAACTTTTAAGGAGTGTGATATGACGGAGACGATAATCTGCGCCCTCATCACCGGGGGGCTGACGCTGATGGGCGTGCTCATCGCCAACGGCAAACAGCAGGCGATCACCGACACCAAATTAGACGAGCTGACCCGCGAGGTGCGGGAGCACAACAACTTCGCCCAGCGGGTGCCGGTGATCGAGGAACAGATCAAGGTGATCAATCACAGGATCCAGGATCTGGAGCATGAAAACGAACGTTGAAAGGAGAACACTATGGAAAACATCAAGAAACGGCTGGGCAATCTGCTGGCGGTAAAAAGCCTCGTGACCATCACCCTGACGGTGGTGTTCGCAGTGCTGGCCCTGCGGGAAAGCATCAGCGGCAGCGAGTTTTTGACCATCTTTACGGTGGTCATCGGGTTCTATTTCGGGACCCAGAGGGTCAACGAGGACAAGAACAGTTAAAACCGGTTGAAGATTCAACCGAATTTTGAAAGGAGTACATTTTATGAACAAGACTTTTGAGAACATCATCAACGAAGGCAAGAAGAACGGCAAGAAGCTGAGCGAGATCAACGCCGAGCTGAAGGCGGCGGGCGCGACCTTCCATCTGGACTATACCATGACCCCCGACGGCCCCCAGACCGGCTGGTCTAAGCAAGAAATGAAGGAGGGCTTTATCCCCGCGGAGACCGAGCCGGAGGACGTGAAGCACCTCCACGATTACATGCGGCGGGATCCCGCCAAGGCCAACACCGAGGAGGAGGTCTGGGTCCCCGAAGGCCATTACCGCATTACCTTTGACGAGGACGGCCACGCCACCAAGGCCGTGCGGATCTGATGGAGACCATCCAGCCCCGGACCCGGGCGGCAGTGCTCCGGATCGCGGGTTGGCAGGAGGGCGTCATTGAGATGCCCTCCGGCTCCAACAAGGTGAAGTACAACACCGCTTATTACGGCAAGGCGGTGAGCGGCAGGGCCTTTGCATGGTGTCTGGTGTTTGTGTGGTGGGTGTTCCGGGAGGCGGGGTTCAACCTCTACAAAACCGCCAGCTGCACGGCTTTCGTGAACCGCTACCGGGCGTTCTCGCCCGGCCAGATCGTCACGGGGGACTATAAGCCGGGAGACATCGTGTTTTTCGACTTTTCCGGGAAACGGAAAAAGACCGAGCACTGCGGGATCGTGACGGCGGTGGACGGCGGCAGCGTGCTCACCGTTGAGGGCAACACCGGCACCGACAATGATGCCAACGGCGGGGCCGTCATGCAGCGGACGCGGCGCGTTGGGCTGGTGACCTGCGCGATCAGACCGGGTTATCCGGATTAAATGAGAGGAGGGCCAGAAGATGGCAACATCCACGCGGGAACGCGCTCTGCAAGTCTGGGAAACCCATGGAGAAAACAAACCGAGAGATCCGGGCGCTGTTGTCATCGATGGCCCCGGCCCGGGCGGCGCAGGCCGTCCGGCTGGTAGGCTTGCCGCCTGACGAAGAAGCGGCGGTGCTGGCGGTGGACGTCCACGGCCAGAGCTGCCTACAGGCGGCGGCGCTGCTCCACGTCAGCGTGGACGGGTTGGCCAAGATCCGGCGGCGTGCCTACGCCAAAATAGCGGATGATATGCAGGGATGAGAAAGAGCCGTGTCCGATTCGGACACGGCTTTCTTATTTTTCTTCCCAGGCTACCAGCTCCCACCCCTTATACGTGGACACGGTGCAGGGCTTCCCGTTTGCCCTGCGGAAACGCCCCTCCATGGAGCGCTTGATCTGGCGGAAGCCGGAGGAAATGGCGGCGGCGCTTTGCTCCGTCGGCTCCATGCCAAAGTCGGAGGTGTGCTGTCTGGCCCAGTCCGTCAGATTGGTCACAACAACCGGCTCACCGTCCGGCGTGCGCAGGTGCCATATCTTGGCGTTGCGGTTCTGCGGTCCACGCTGGCCCTCCGGCAATGCCAGCGCGGCCTCCGTGCCGTGGGCCAGATTGCTGGTTCTTTCCGCTGCCGCAGCGGCGTTTCGCTTGGCGGCGGCGCTCCACTTGTTGTGCCGTCCCTTGTGCTGTTGGCTGCGCCATGCGGCGGAGCAGGCCGGGGAGCAGGTGCGCTTGTTGTTGGACGGCGGCGTGTCAAATTCCGCGCCGCAGATCACACACTTCCGGGTCATATCAGTCTGCGGATATCCACATGGAGCGCGTCGGCAATGGAGATCAGGTTCTTGGCGGTAAGGTTTCCGGCCTCCGCCTCGCCCAGCTCCACTCGCTGGATCTGGCGGATGTTGACACCGGACGCCTCCGCAAGCTGTGCCTGCGTCAGGCCCTCCACCCGGCGGGACCACTCCAGCTTGGTGATGGGCCGGTTGTGGCAGTCCCGGCCATAGTTGACCAGAGAGCAGGCGGTACAGTTACCGTCTGCCCGCTGGCAGTCTGCGTATTTCTTGCGCATCGCGGGCCTCCTTACTGGTCAATCATGCCGGTGGCGGGGTTCCAGTCGGCAACCTTTTCCCAATCGGAGGTGGGCAGGCAACCGGCGGTCTGTTCCCGGCGGCGGATGATGCCGTTGACGTCGCACTCGTAATAATACTTGCCGATGTGGAAGCGGGTCTCACCGCTGCTGATTTTCTTCTGGATCGCGTTCATCGTATTCTTTGTCATTGTTTTTTCCTCCTTGGGTTTCCCCTCTCTTTATGCTTTTACTATACGCTAATATTAGCGTAAAGTCAAGAGGGAAAAGCAAAAAAGTCAAAATATTTTTTGGGCAGTTTGAGGGCAGAATACAGGCAGTTTCCGGGCAGTTTGGCTGTCCGGATTTTTTGTATCATAGAAGTGTAAAGGAGGCGCACACAATGTTCGAGCGGCTTTTGGCCTGCGGGTATCCGGCGGAGTTGGCGCGAGATATTGTCGCTCAGACCGATCCGGCGGAGCTGGAACGCTGTGTGCGCATGATCGAGCTGCTCTACGATGATCGGAGGGAGTATGTATAGCCACTTTAATCCCAATCCATGCGGGAAAAATGTGGGGGACTGCACCGTGCGGGCAATCGTTAAGGCAACCGGGATGGAGTGGGGCGAAATTTATTTACGGCTCTGCATCCAAGGGTATCTGGACGGCGATATGCCGTCTGCCAACGCCTGTTGGGGGCGGTATCTGCGGAGCATCGGATACCGGCGGTACATCGTGCCGGACACCTGCCCGGACTGCTACACGGTGGGTCAATTTGCGGAGGATCACCCCAAAGGCACCTATATTCTGGCTTTGTCCGGTCATGTGGTCTGTGTACAAAATGGCACGATCTGGGATAGCTGGGACAGCAGCAATGAAAACATATTGTATTACTGGGTCAAGGAGGACTGATTATGGCTTACACACCTTACGGATGGCAGAACCCCTATTACGCGCAGCCCATGCCGGATAACCTGGCGCAGCTCCGTCAACAGCAGATGCCCCCGATGATGGCACCGCAGCCCCCGCAGAATCCGATGGCGCAGAACGGTGTCCAGTGGGTCAGTGGGGAACAGGAGGCCCGAAACTGGATGATCGCGCCCAACGCCGCTGTGGCGTTGTGGGATAGCTCCGCGCCTACAGTGTACCTCAAAAAGGCAGATGCCAGCGGTAAACCGTCCCTCACGATCTATGACCTCGTAGAACGCGCAGAAACGCCCCGTACAGCGCCTACGGCAGACCCGGTGAAGTTTGTCACCCAGGAAGAATTTGACGCGCTGGCGGCGGTTGTGGACGGCATGAAGGGTAAAAAGAAGGTGAAGGAGGCTGACGCTGATGGCTAATCCTTTTTTTAAGGCCATGGGCGGCGGTCAGATGCCGGGGCCGATGGGCCAATTCCAGCGGCTCATGCAGCAATTTAACCAGTTCCGCACCACGTTTCAGGGAGATCCAAAAGCGGAGGTGGAAAAGCTGCTGCAATCCGGCAAAATGAGCCAGCAGCAGCTGAACCAGCTGCAGGCAATGGCAAAGCAATTTGAGAGCTTTTTGCGGTAATCAAAATCGTGGCCACGATTTGATAATAAAAAACTGAAAGGAGTTTTTCTATGTCTCTTTCCTCTGACGGCGCTCCCATGCTGACGATGCCTGTGGCTCCCGCCAATTCCGGCGGCAGCGGCGGCTTTGGCTGGGGCGGTGACGGTGCATGGTGGATCATTATCCTGTTTTTGTTTGTTTTTTGCGGCTGGGGCGGCAACGGCTGGGGCAACAACGGCGGCAATGGCGGCGTGGTGGATGGCTACGTGCTGACGTCCGATTTTGCCAACGTGGAACGCAAAATTGATGGAGTGAACGATGGCCTGTGCAACGGTTTTTACCAGCAGGCTCAGCTCATCAACAACACCAACATGGCAATGGCAAACGGCTTTGGGCAGGCTGAGCTTTCCCGCGCAACTCAGCAGGCGGCTCTCATGCAGCAGTTGACTGCCATGCAGATGCAGGCCGCTGAGTGCTGCTGCAACACCCAGCGCAGCATCGAGGGCGTGCGCTATGACATGGCCGCTCAGGCTTGCGATACCCGGAACACGGTGCAGAACGCCACCCGGGACATTATCGACAATGCCAACAGCAACAGCCGCGCGATCCTCGATTTCCTGACCCAGAGCAAGCTGCAGGATCTCCAGAGCGAGAACCAGGGCTTGAAGCTGGCCGCATCTCAGGCGGCGCAAAACAGTTATCTGGTGTCCCAGCTCCGGCCTTCTCCCATTCCGGCCTACACGGTGCAGAACCCCTATTGCTGCAACCAGTTTGCCGGATGCGGCTGCTGACAACTGCACAATGTAGCTTCCCGGCGGCATGACCGGGATGATCGGCCCCATGCCGATACTAAACCAAAGCGGCGGGGCAATAGCCCTGCCGCTGATTTTATGAAAGGAGTTTTTTATGCCTGAATACACTGCTGTTGCCGCGCAAACTGTAGCGGCAAACCAGAACGTGCTTTTTACCGAGGCACCGATCCCCTGCACTAAGGGCCTTGTGACGCACCGCGCAGGCTCCGGCCTGTTTAACCTCCGTGGTAACTGCTCCCAGTGCCGCGTCCGCTATAAGGTGGACTTTATCGGCAATATTGCCGTAAGCACCGGCGGGACCCCCGGCCCCATCTCCGTTGCCATTGCGGTTGACGGTGAGCCGCTCCCGTCCTCCGTTGCGACGGTGACGCCCGCAGCGGCGGGGGCGTTTTTTAACGTGGCTGCATCCGAGTACGTTGACGTTACAAAGGGCTGCTGCGCGTCGCTGTCTATCCGCAACGTTAGTGGCGAGGCCATTGACGTGAGCAACGCGAACCTTATCATTACCAGAGTTTGCTGAGAAAGGAGAACACAATGGGAATGAAATCTATGTATGAACTGCGGGATATGCTCTGCAAGGAACTTGACGAGTTGACCCGCAAGGGCGAGCTGGGTGCCGGTGATCTGGACATCGCCCACAAGCTGACCGATACCATCAAAAACATCGACAAGATCGAGGCGATGGACGAGCGCGGCTATTCCGGGCGGTATCTGGACGATGATTTGCGCGGTTACAGCCGTGGCAGCTCCTATGCCCGTCGACATTACGTCCGAGGCCATTACAGCCGCGACGACGGCCGGGAGACCATGCGCCGTCAGCTCAGGGATATGCTGGACGATGCTGATGATGATACCATTCGCAGCGCGATCCAGCGCTGCATGGACGCCGTGGAGGGATAAGGGGGTGCGGCCCCATGATCGATGAGCAGGAGTTGTCCTTGTGGATCAAACGGCTGGAGGCTGAGCCGTCCAGTTGGAAAAACTATGAGCGGTTGTCGATCCTTTACGCCATCCGATCTCAGCTCAATCTTACCGCGTCTGCGGAAAAGTCCTTAACCAGACGAGACGTGTTACTCCGATGGAAAATGGATTTTACCAAGGCGGAAGCGGAAAAATGGGCGTCGGGTTTGGAAAATGCTGACGGCACCACTGGCCCTCACTGGCCTATTGAGCAGACCAGCGCTTTGGCAGACAGCATGGGGATCTCTGCAGAGCAGGTACCCCCGTGGTGCTGGTGGATCGCCGTGAACATGATGTACGCCGATTACAGCGAGGTAGCGCTGCACTATGGGATCAAGACCGTTGGCTTTTTTGGCGAGATGGCGCAAGCATTTTTGTTTGACAGAGACGGCCCCGGTTTCCGGGACAAGCTGGCTGCCTACTATTTCGGTATCGTCCAGGCGGGAAAGTAGGTCCGACTGTGTTCGGGACTGTGTTCACACATCCCCTTATAACCGTTTCTATCCGTTTCTAACAGCCAGCTGAAAACAGCGAAAAACCGTTGAAATTGCAAGCATTACAAGCAATTCCAACGGTTTTTCATACTGGTCCGAGTGGCGGGAGTCGAACCCTATACAAAACGGCTGTTTTCAATATGTTCAGCGGTTCTGTGTTCAAAATTGTGTTCACATCGGTTTTATGTTTAAAATCCGGCCTTCATCTTTTCGGCAGCGGCTGCGATAGCATCCGCACAGACATGGGTATAGATGTCCATGGTGGTGGAGATCTGCGCATGGCCAAGGAGCACCTGCGCTGTCTTAGGCTCAATGCCGCACTCAAACAAGGCGGTGGCGTAACCGTGGCGGATTTGGTGCGGCGTGACGGTGACGCCGCTGGCGTTCCGGTACGCATCGTACATGGCTTCAAAATGCTTTGCGGTTAACGGGCTTCCGTCCGGCTCTGCAAAAATGTAACCGGCCGGCAGCTTTTTGGGAAGAAGCTCCTCCAGAGCAGGGAGGAGCGGGATGTCCCGGGTACCGGCTTCCGTTTTCGGCGTTTTCAGGTGCGGAGAGTTGCTCATGTAGTACACGGAGCGACGGATGTGGATACGCTTTTCCTTCCGGTCAATGTCCGCCCCCATCAGACCGAGGGCTTCGCCCCGGCGGCAGCCGGTGTAATAGACCAGTGCGGCGAAAAGCCCAAAGGGCGTATCTGCGGCGTGCTGCTTAATCAGTCTGATTTGGTCTTTGCCCGGAGCCAGGCGGCGGGTCTGCTTTAGGTTTTTGGGCGGTCTGACTGCTGTGGCCGGGTTATAGGTGGCCTGCCCCTCGACTTCCGCCTTGCGGATAATCTGGCGGATGACTTGCAGCTGGGTCACAACGGTCTTCCGGGCGTATTTGGCCCCGAACCATTTGATATATGCGTCGATCTCCTGTGCGGTAATGGATGCCACTGCGCGGTCACCAAACTCATCCACAGCCCGCTGCATGGCAGGCCGGTATCCTTTGGTGGTGGTAGGGGACAGGGTCGGCTCAAGTTCCTCCCACCATGCAGCAGCGATCTGCGCAAAGGTAACAGGCTTTTCGGCCTCCTGCTGGGCCTGTGCCCGGTCGAAGGCCTTGACCTTTTCCCAGACCTCCTTGTCGGTCTTCCCCCGGAAGGCCTTACGCTTGCCGTTGATCCGGAGGATGGTCTCGTGGAGGCCGTCAGGCCGGACGTAATATTTCGGGTATCGTGCCATGGGTTACCCCCGCCAGAAGCCGATCTGGACGCAGTGGAAGTCCAGATACAGCGCATACATGGCAACCAGACACAGGAGCACCAGCAGGGCGGCGATGATCCGGTTCCGGGTACGGACGCCATCCATCATGATCTTCATGGTTTTGCCGTTATCAACCAGATGCTTTTCCAGCTCCTTTTTGTGGGCGCGGAGTGAATCATTTTTAGCGCTGAGGACTTCCTCCGACATGGTGAGCTTGTCGGTAATGCCAAAAAACTCATCTATGGAAATCCCCAAAACAGCGCAGATCGGCCCTGCGGTATTGATGGACGGCGCTTTTGACGCATTTGCAAAAAAGTTGTTGACGGTGGACAGCGGCACGCCCGATTGATCCGCGATGTCTTGAGCCGTCATGTGCAATGCGGCTTTTTTATCTCTGCATAGATCTTGTATCGTCAAAAAATCACCATCCTGTGTTAAATTTCCCCATATGGGCAGATAAAGTCTCAATCTGATTCGGCAGTATACTACCTATTTCCCCAATTTGGGCATTGCGCTGCCAAACCCATTTGGAGTAAGGTTTTCTTGCGGACAGGCAGACGCCCCCTCTGCCGGAAACGCAAAGTGCCCCCGCCGCTTGTTGCAGAGGCGACGGGGGCACTTCATATTTTTATAGGCCGTTTTGAGTTACGCCATATTCGGCTTGTGCGGAAGTGAAGCCCTCGAACACCAGCTGATCAATCAAGCCTTGCCGTGAAAACGAAGACATGGACAAATAAGTTTTTGCGCATTTTGCAGCTTGTTCATTCCAGTCGGCTCCGCAATTATCAACGCCATAAGTGGCTTGTGCCGCAGTAAATCCTTCAAACTCCAACTGCTCCACCAAGCCGCTGTAAGAAAAAGCAGACGAGCTTAAATAGATCTTTGCTGACGCAACCGCTTGCTCGTTCCAGTCAGCACCACAGTTATCAGCGGCCCAGGTGGCATCTTCGGTAGAGTATTGCTCAAATTCCAGCTGTTCAATCAGACCGTCATGAGAAAAGGCGGAAGATCTGAGATACTGCTGTGCGCTTTTCAGTGCGTTTTTCTGGCCAGCTGTCGCACTCTGCTCCGCTGTATCTGAAGTTTCGGCAGAAGGCGTGGACGTTGTTGTGCTGCTGGGCTGGCTGGGAGTTACTGCTTCGGGTTTGGTTTCTTTTTTTTCATCCGTGCTTGGGGTTTCCTGCGGTGTGCTCACTTCCTGTTCCGGAGGCGTTTTTTCTACTTTTTCTTCTGGACTTTGGGACATACCGGCCATAGCCAGGAGCACAACAATCAGCCAGACCCACCATTTTTTATAAAACGGTTTTTTGACTTTAGATCCGCAATGCGGGCATATCTTTGTCCCCTTTTCAAGTTCGTTGCCGCAGAATTGGCAAGAGACATTCTTCCCCATATTCAATCACACAGCTTTCAGATTTTTTCAAATACCATGGTGGCCTGAATGCGGTCGCCACCGGCAAGGCCCTTGCTGCCGCCGTTGGACGTGGAGATGGTATGCAGCCGGTAGCCCTTGGCCGCCTGCCCGTTGATGACGTCCTCCAGCTCCGTCAGATTTCCAGACCCGGTCCCGATGAATTTTTCTTTCAGGGTCACCTGTAAAACAACGTAGGGACGATCCGTTCCGGATGCCGTGGAAAAAGAGCCGGCCTTGTTTAAATTATCAATAAATCCCATAGAAACTTCCCCCGTTTTCTATAAAATTAGGCCCGAGGCTTGGGCCTTGAATATATGTTTGGGAGGCATCACCATGAGCAGCCAGACCACCCGCACCGTGTCCGATTCGGACACTACATACGCATTGGACCTGTTTGCATCTCTGTCCCCCGCAGATCAAGCGGAGATCATGGCTCTTGCCGTCTCCGCTTTAGCATCTCCGCAATAATCTCATTCTGAGCCTGCGGAGATAGCTGGTCAAAAATCCGGGCAAATTCCTGCGTCAGTCCGGCTCCTTCGGGAGCCGGGCTTTTTTCTTCTTTCCCGGTCAAGATGTAATCCGCAGATGTGTTCAACGCTGCCGCTATTTTGGTTAAATGCCGAGTGTATGAAGATCTCTTCCGATTTCTCCATTCGCTGACGCGTGCGGGATCTACCCCAATTTCTGCGGCAAAGTCCTTCTGCTCCCGGTATTTTGCATCCACCAAAGCAAAAAGACGGTCTACGGCGTCCATCGGAATCACCCCCAAATAATAGCCAAAATGCCAAAGTGGTAATTGTGCAACTATACGAAAACGCAAAAATGCAATTTATGCAATTGACAAATGCCAAAATGCGATTTATGATATAGCCACAGAGGACATAGCCCCAAGGACAATATACCACACCGGGGCCAAAACATCAAGAGAGGAGGCGCGAGGAATGAAAGGGACTTACGTCCTTGGCTATATCTGCGGAATTATCGCAGCACTGCTTGTCTTATCAAGGCTGCAGCTACTGTAGCAAGGACGCCGGAAAGAAAGCCCACTACGAAGTTGGCAAGGTGATTTTTTACAAAGTCAGCCCGTGCGTTGGCCTTGTCGATAAAGTAGGTAACGCCATCGTCAGTCAGCGTGATCCAGAATTCATTATCCCCGGCTGGGATCAGCTCGGCCAGCCCTAAAGACTTGAGCAAATAGGCGCTTGGTTCATCCAGCCCCGCCTTGTTCAGATCTGTCGGTTCGCTGCCGTTTTTCGTCAGAGCCTGCAAGTGCTTCAAGTCTTTTTCGTAGCGTTACATCCGTGCTCCTTTCGGTGGCTCTGCGGGTCGTCCGTGCGGCCAAGAAGGTAGTCCACGGAGCAGTCCAGATAATCGGCGATCTTGGCAAGGCTGTCGGCGGCGATCATCCGATCATGCCGCATATTGGACATCGTATTAGAACCCAGTTCTAAGTCTGTCAGCATGGTTTTGATTGTTACCCCTTGGTGTTTCGCCAATGCCTTAACGCAATCTGCAATGTTAGGAGATTTGTACAAGCCTATATGGTTCATTTTTGTACGAACCTCCAAAATCATTAAAAATAGCGAAATCTATCTTTACAAACGCTAAATTGAGTGATAAGTTATATCCACAGAGGACATAGCCCCGATGACAATATACCACACCGGGGCAACGCCGTCAAGGCGGGAAAGGAGCAATCATGATCGTTAACAGAGTCAAGGAGCTGCGGACGGCTGCCGGTATGACCCAGAAGGCGCTGGCGGATCAGCTGGGCGTCACCGTCCCCACGGTGAGCAAGTGGGAGCTGGGCCAGCGAACTCCGGAGCTGGAGAGAGTTTTCCGCATGACGCTGATCTTTGGCGTCCCCATTGAGGAGATCGTCCAGCGGACGGAGAGCGCGTGAGAAGGGAGGCGCGGACATGGCACGAGAGCGTGAGAGCTTCCGGGATCAGCTGCAATCCTTACAGGCAAAATTCCCGGAGCAGGAGGTCTTGAGCAAGGACCAGGCCTGCAAGCTGCTGGGTCTGGACTGGGACGCACTGGTACACAATGACGAGTTTCCGGCCAAGAAGGTTGGGAAGCGCTACATCATCCCCATTGTACCATTGGCACGGTGGATGGTTACATGGTAGCGCAGGAAGGAGGAAAAGACAATGGAACGAAAGTACCCGAATTTGTACCAGAGGGCAAGGCTGAGTACCGGAATGAGCCAAGAACGTGCAGCGGAGCTGCTTGGGTTGTCCCCGGAAAGTCTGAAACAGTACGAGGGCGGCAAGACGGTGCCCAAGGACGAGACGGTGGCCAAGATGGTGGAGGTGTACAGCTGCCCATGGCTGGCATTGGAGCACGCGCAGGCCACGGACACACTGGGCGTGATGCCGGAGGTGACGCCAAGGCCTCTGCCCATGGCAAGCATCGCCCTGCGGAACCGTCTGCAAGACGCGACGGGCCGGTTGGACGCCCTGCTCCGGATCGCCGAGGACGGCGTGATCGACGAGGCTGAGCGGCCGGAGTTCGATTCCATCGTGGTGGAGCTGCGGGAGACCATGGCGGCCATCTATCAGGTGATTTATTCAGGCGCAAAAAGAGAACGCCCCGAGGCTGGCACCTCAGAGCGTTCAAGGGGAAAAGTGTGTGGTATTGGATCAACCACTGTTGGATGTATCAATTATAGCACAAGATCCACGCTGCACGCAAGCCCTAATTTTCGCCGGGAAGGGGGCGTATCCCTGTGACCGGTTGGGCGATGTTTTTCATGGTCGTCGGCGTGGCGACGGTGGCGGCGATCCCGCTGCGGATCGTGGATCGGATGGAGAGAAGATAAGGGGGCAATATGGCAGAGCATGAGATCAGGTCTGGCCGTGGAGACGGCTTCACGGTCCTGTATAACTCAATGGTCAAGGATGACCGTCTGCCGCTGGAAGCAAAGGGTCTGTTTGCCTATATCATGTCCCGCCCGCCGGACTGGAAATTTACGGTTTCCGGTCTGGCGGTCAGCACCAAGACGGGCAAGGATAAGATTCGGCGCATTTTGGCGCAACTGGAGCAGGTTGGATATCTGCTGCGGGAACAGGGGCACAAGGAAAATGGCACTTTTGGCGGCAACGTCTACGTTTTACAGGACTTTGCGCCACCGTTGTCGGAAAACACCGACAACGGTGAAAACCGGCAACGGGAAAAGCCGTTGACGGCTTTCCCGACACAACCCAATAAAGATTATAACCCAGTAAAGATTAAATATAACCCCCCTATAGTCCCCCCAGAGGACCCGGCGTTCGACGCCTTCTGGGCTGCTTACCCACGGCATGTGGATAAACAGAAGGCCCGCCGGGCGTGGGCGAAGCTGAAGCCGGACGGGGCGCTGGTGGAGACCATCCTCCGGGCGCTGAAGGCGCAGGCAGCCTGTGAGCAGTGGAACCGGGACGGCGGCGCGTACATCCCCTATCCCGCCACATGGCTCAACGGCCGCCGGTGGGAGGACGAGCTGCCGGGGCGGTCCGATTCGGACCGGGGCGGTGAGAGTTGGGAGGCAGGTGACACGGATGGAATTTAAAGCAGCTATGCAGCAGGCCAGTCAATATCTGACTTTCTCACCGGCTTTTATTGATCCGGAAAAGCCGCAAGGTCTCTGGATCTGCGATACCGTTGTGGAGGCGGCGGCTATTCGGGAGAATGCTGTGTGCCTTGGACTGGGGTGCAGCTGGGATGATGTGGTGCGCTGCCGTCCGTTTTTAGAGGCGTTCCCCTATCTGGTGATCGTTACCGCCAACGCCATCGCCAGAGAGCGAATGGTGGCGGAACTGCGCCCTCGGCTTCCGGCTAGCTGTATATACGTCGTTACCGATGCCGGCTGGCGGAACTGTAAGACCGTTGAGGACTATGTGTCCCTGTACGGAGCGGCCCACCTCCCGGATATCCTATCCGGAGCGGAGGAGCTGCCCGCCTATGGCTTGCTGAATCTGGCGGAAATCCCCCGGCGGGACATGAGCAAGATCCCCCGGACCCTCTCCCGGTTTTCCGTGCTCGATAGCAGCATCGGCGGGTTTTACTCCGGGGAGTTGTCCGTCTGGACCGGCAAGCGAGGCATCGGCAAGAGCACGCTACTGAGCCAGATGCTTTTAGAGGCTGTGGATCAGGGACACACCGTCTGCGCGTATTCCGGCGAGTTGCCGAAGGAGCAGTTCCAGGAATGGACCTATCTGCAAGCGGCCGGGCCTGAGCACATCCGGTACATAACGGACCAGGCAACCGGAAAAAAACTGGCATCCGCAGACGCTCTGGCGGACAAGCAGATCTCCGAGTGGCTCAATGAGCGATTCTGGCTGTTTGATCTGGAGCGCAACACCCGGCACGATCCCGAAACCATCCTGCGGCAGTTCGAGTATGCCCATATGCGCTACAACGCAGATGTTTTTCTTGTGGATAATATCATGTCCGTAGATTTCGACAGCTCCACAGAGCGGGACTTCAACCGGATTCAGTCAAAATTCACGCAAATGCTGGTAACCTTCTCCAAGCGCCGGGGTGTCCACACCCATCTGGTGGCGCACCCTCGGAAATCTACCAGTGACAATAACGCTAAAATCACCTCTGACGATGTCAGCGGTTCCGGAGACATCACCAACCGGGCGGACAACGTGTTTTTCCTTACCACTCACCAGACGGACGGCAAGGAAAAGCCCCTGCTGCAGATCCTGAAAAACCGGGACTACGGCTCCCACAGACACCAGTGGCTTGATTTCGACAAGAAGTCCCGTCGTTTCTTTCAGGATCAGACCGGGGATCCTAAGCGGCCTTACGGCTGGGAGGGACGCGGCGTCCAGCTGGAGCTTGTGGAGGATCGCGGTGACATTGACGAGGTTTTCCCGGAGGAAAAGCAAATATGAAACACAAAAAGAATTTGAACCTGGACGTGGCCCAGGACGAAACCGCAGATATTGAGCACGTTTGTCTACTGACCAGCAGGGTGGTGTATACCCATCCAGCGAGGCGGTACTACGTTGAGGAATTTTTCAGCTTGGTCACTGGGGAGCGGTGGCGGGAGGCGAGATGGTTCCCTCTGGAGCCGCAGGCGGATCTTCCGCAGCGGAAACCGTATTTCGATTTCACGAAAAAGCTCAAGGCCTGAGTGATAAAGGGGGAAAGGTGAATATGAAAACAATCGCGGTATTGAATTTTAAGGGCGGGGTCGGCAAAACCGTCACCACCGCCACGCTGGCGTATCTGCTGGCGAAGCAGGGCAAGCGGATCCTGCTGATCGACGGGGACAGTCAGGGCAATCTGAGCATGTCCTTCGGGATCGACGCGGAGGAGGGCGCGGACACGCTGGCCCTTCTGACCGAGGGCGCCGGGTACTATCCGGAGTTTGTAACACCCTCCATTTTTGACGGGATCGACCTGATCCCCTCCGACATCAACCTGCTGGCGGCGGACCGGCACATGGCCCAGAGCGGCGTAGGCCGGATGCAGCGGGCCATCGCGGATCTCCGGGACGCCATCGAGGAGGACGCGGACCAGGACAACGCCTACGATCTCATCCTGATCGACTGCCCTCCGGCACTGTCGGCAGCCTGCACGGCGGCGCTGGCCGCTGCGGATGAGGTCATCATCCCCATCCGGCTGGACTACTACTCCACCGGCGGCATGGCCAATCTGGCGGAGCAGCTCCAGCACATGCGGGCCATCAACCCCCGGTTGTCGGTGCTGGGTGTTCTGGTGACCCAGTTCACCCACATGGCGGATGAAAAGGAGGCCCTCGCGGCCATCCGGGGCGGGGCGCTGCCGGTGTTTGAGACGGTGATCCGCTTCTCCAAGGCCGTCCCCAGCGCGACCTTCCAGAAGGTCCCGCTGCCGGTGGTCCGTCCCTATTGCGCGGCCAGCAAGGACTACGCCGAGCTGGTGAAAGAGATCTCTGGGAGGTGCTGAGGATGGAAAAGCGGAAATTTAACGTGATGGACGTTCTGGGTGAGCAGCTGGCCGGTGTGGCGGACACCATGCGGGAGATCTCCATCGACGATATCCGGGACAACCCCCGGAACTTTTACCCGACGCCTGACCCTCAAGCGCTGCGGGCGCTGGCGGACTCCATCCGGGCCAACGGCCTTTTGGAGCCGCCTACGGTTGTCCCTGCCGGTGACGGCACCTATCGCCTGATCTCCGGCCACAGTCGCATGGCTGCCATTAAGGCCCTGCGGGAGACGGAAACTCCGGATCAGTGGGCAACCGTGCTTTGCCGGGTGCTGCCCCCTATGTCGGAGGGGCAGGAGCAGGCGGCGGTGATCGAGGCCAACCGGCAGCGGGTGAAGTCCAACGCCCTGCTGGCCGACGAGGCGGAAAAGCTGACGGCGGCCTACATCAAGCGCCGGGAGGCCGGTGAGGAGCTGCCGGGGCGCATCCGGGATCATGTGGCTGCAGTCCTACAGGTCAACGCTACGAAGCTGGCCAACCTTGCGGTCATCAAGAAGGGGCTGAAAGTGCCGGGGATCGTCCGAAAGTGGGAGGCGGGAGACATCCCGGAGGCGGTGGCTCTGGAGATTGCACGGATGGACATTGAGGAGCAGTACCGTCTGCTGGACTGGACGATTGAGAGCGAATCGCACTACTACAGCATCCGGGACGTGAAGATGTTCCATACTATTTGGACCATGTTCCCTCACAACTGCCCGGAATCCTCCGGCATGTGCCCCAACGCCGGACCGATGTATGACCGGTTCTACACATACGGAGCGCTGAACAACTGCGCAGGGTGCTGTCGCTCGTGCAACAAGAGGGACACCTGCAAGACGGTATGCCAATATTTCAAGCCGGAGACACAGGCGGAGCCTGAGCCGGAGGTCAAGCGCAACCCGGCGGTTGACGACCCCCGGCTGGACTGGCACAACATGGTACCCATCTTCTGCAAGCGGGTCAAGGCGCTGCGGGTCTCCACCGGCATGAGCAAAAAAGAATTTGCGGAGAGCATCAACGAATACCCCAACACATACAGCGCTTACGAAAATAACTCCATATGCGGAGCAGACAAGGTGCCAAAACTGGCTCTGTGCCTGGGCACCACCACGGACTACCTCTACGGCCTGACGGACGATCCTACGCCGCCGGCGCTGCCGGAGGGCCAGCTGATGATCGCCGGATGGATGCCCTGCAGCACCAACCCGGCGGAGCCGGGAGAGTTTGCAGCCTATGTGGATCTGGGTGACGGAAAGCTGCTGAAACGGTTTTTTGACTGGGATGGCCAACACTGGATGATGCCGGGCGGCATCGAGGCGCAAGCCCCCGTAGTCTGGTGGATGCGGCTGCCGCCTGTCCCAGCGGCGGGGAAAGGAGCGGATGAATGAAAAAATTTCTTTTTGAGTGCGACTTTGAGAACGGCACTGAGCGTTTCGACGTGGTCGGTTTAGATCTGGATCACATTCTGGCTATACTGCTTCGTCCAATCAATCTGTTTTACTCCAACCTTTTGCAGAATCGTCCGGATCTCGCGAAGGCTGTGCGGATGGAACTGATTACGCACATGCTTGATCCTCAATCTCCCATATGGACGGAGCGCGACCGAAAAGTAAAGATCAATCTGTTTGTGCTGATCGACAAGTCGAAGAAAGGCGGTGGCTCATGACCCGATACACAGGGCGCGGGAAGCGCAGAAGCCGGGTCCTCCCGGTGCTGACTCTGGCGGCCGTCGTGGCTGCCGTGATCCTGCTGACGGTAGCGGCCAAGGGCGTGGTCCTATGACCGCGCCGCCGTGTCTGGCTTGCCCGGATCGCCGGATCGGATGTCACGATCTGGCGGTCTGCCCCCGGTGGGCGGCTTATGAGGAGATCCATAGGGCAGAGTTGGCAGCCATGCCCTCCCGTAAGGAGTGGGTAGACATGGTGGAATACATTCATGACCGGCGGCGACGCTATATGCCGGGCCGCTGGAAAAAGGAGAAATCATGCTGAATCATATCGTACTGATGGGCCGGTTGACCCGTGACCCGGAGCTGCGGCACACCGGAAACGGAACCGCCGTGGCGTCCTTCTCTCTGGCCATCGACCGGGATTTTAAGTCCCAGGGCGGCGAAAAGGAGACGGACTTCGTGGACATCGTGGCGTGGCGCTCCACGGCGGACTTCGTGAGCAAGTTTTTCACCAAGGGCCGCATGGCCGTGGTGGAGGGCCGCTTGCAGATCCGGGATTGGAAGGACAAGGACGGCAACAACCGGCGCTCCGCCGAGGTAGTGGCGGAGCATGTGTATTTCGGGGATAGCAAGCGGTCCGAATCGGACACACCGTCTGCGTCTGTGGACTTCCGGGAGATCCCGGAGGATGAGGAAGGAGAACTGCCGTTTTGAGAGATCAAGAACTCGTAAGTGCCATCCGCCGGCTGAAAGTGGAGACCGGAAGCCTCGCCTGCATGGGCTGTGGGGAATTGGAGGGCCTATGAGCGACTTGGAGCAGACCGCAATCGAGCGGCTGAAAGCGGCATCGGATATGAGCCTGCGGCTTTTTGAGAAACCGTTAGTGATCACCTACTCCGGCGGGAAGGACAGCGATGTGCTGTTGCATCTGGCAAGGGCCAGCGGCATCCCATTTGAGGCATTGCACAGCCTGACCACGGCGGACGCTCCAGAGACGGTTCGCCATGTGTACGATACGTTTTATCGGCTGGAATGCAAGGGCATCAAGTGCGACGTGGACAAGCACGTCCAGCCGGACGGCTCCCGTATGACCATGTGGAAACTGATTCAAAAGAAGCTCATGCCGCCCACACGCCTGATGCGGTACTGTTGCACTGCCCTTAAAGAGGGGGGAGGCAAGGATCGGTTTATCGCTACGGGTGTTCGCTGGGCGGAATCCACGGCCAGGAAACGCCGTGGCGGCTTAGAGGTATTAACGTCTAAGCCACAAAACAAACTGATCCTATCAAACGATAACGACGAGGATCGCCGATTATTTGAAACGTGCCAGCTCAAGGGGAAGCGAGTAGTAAACCCCATTGTGGACTGGCAAGCGGCAGATATTTGGGATTACGTCGGCGCAGAAAAAATACCCATGAATCCGCTGTACTGCGAGGGATTCTGCCGGGTGGGCTGCATTGGCTGCCCCATGGCATCTAAAACCAGAATCATGGAATTTGCCCGCTACCCAGAGATCAAGACAGCGTGGATTCGTTCGTTTGACAAAATGTTGATAATACGGATTGCGAGGGGCATGGAGGCGTACTCCTGGCGCTCTGGCGTGGATGTATTTCACTGGTGGATGGAGGACGGCGTTCTGCCGGGGCAGGAAGTGCTTGGAGGGTTTGAGGAATGACAAACTTTGAGTTTTACACGAAAAACGCAGCCAGATTGGGTGAGCTGATCGAAAAAGCCGTTGATGACGCGCTGGAAGCAAAGGGCTGCTCACTTGATCTGAAATACCCGGAGAAACTCTCCAATGCCGATGATGCCCGCATGGTTACATGGGAAAGCTGGCTGAATGAGGAGATGTGAGGAGGAACTATGAGAGATACAAACCTCGTAAATGCGCTGCGTGAGCACGCAGAATGGGCGCGGGCAAATGAGTGGGAAACGCCGATCACGCTGGGCGATAATCTGACCGAAGCCGCTGACCGGATTGAAGCGCAGGCGAAAGAGATTGAGAAACTGCGGGGGCAGAATGGACAACTGATGCTTGAACGCAACTATGTTATGTCGATAATTGCGGATGTCAGAAAAGACGGAAAGACGTGGATGTGCCAGTATTGCGCTCATTGCAAGGGCATCGTAAGCGGCATGGCTGACTGCGATTCCAAGAAGCTGTGTGTTATGCCATATAGTCAGTTTGAGCTAAAAAGACCGGAGCCGCCGAAGGAGGTGGAGTGATGCGTATGGAGCGGATTTGGGCGATGCCCAACAAATGGACGTTTTCCATCAAGCCCATTGCCCGGCTGCTGCGGGAGGAGATGGGCAAGGGTGTTTGGGTTGACCCGTTCGCGGGGGTGAAATCACCGGCCACGATTACCAACGACCTGAATCCGGAGCGGCCCACGGATTACCACATGGACGCGCTGGCGTTCCTTAAAACCTTTGCAGATAACTCTGTGGACGGTGTGCTGTATGACCCGCCGTATTCTCAGCGACAGGTGAAAGAGTGCTACGACGGCATACAGGGGGGCTTGAAATGGGACGGGCAAACGACCTTTTGGAGCGAGACAAAGAACGAGGCGGCTCGTATCCTGAGACCGGGAGGAAAGGTCATCTGCTTTGGCTGGAGCTCTATGGGGTTGGGGGCAAAGCGTGGGTTTACCATGCAGCGCATTTTGCTGGTGCCTCATGGCGGGACCCGAAATGACACGATTTGCACAGTTGAGGTGAAGGAGGTGTAGAAATAATGGGAAATGTTAATTGCCTGCGTTGCCGCTTTAGGCATGAGGATAACGGGAACTGTACTGCGGTCGGCGGGTTCTGCACGGCTGTCACGGCTGCCCACTGCCCGTTACTGCGTCAGTATTTAGACACGGGCATGACGCCAGAAGCGTTTCAATCTTTTGTGGTGTTTTTTCAGGATTTAATTGGAAACCAAAAAGCCAGTGAGGCACTGGACAGGTTCCGCCAGCTGGTCAAGGCCGACAGAGCCGGTCGGCTGGCGGTGCTGCCGTGCAAGGCGGGAGATACGGTGTATGAGGTTACAAGTCGAAAAACCATAAGCGAATACCGAGTAAAGGCAATTCGCGTGGAATTGTTTTGTACATTCATTGAATGGGATATCGTAGCCGGGTTTGTTGATAAATCCATTTTCGGCGTACCGGTTGATGAAATCGGCAAGACCGTATTTCTCACCCGCGAGGAAGCCAAAGCGGCATTGGAGGCGATGAAGGATGGCAACGGTTAAGTGTGCGTTTGGCAAGAGAGGGCGCCCGTCCCACGAATGGAACGACGGCAAGAAAGACCGTATCTACTGCCTCGGATGGGTTGACCCCATGACGGATGCCCCATTGCCGGAATGCTTGGCTTGCCCCGATTTTGTTGACAAGGCACAGGATGACTTAGAGGCGTTTTATGGGAGGGCTGACAATGGGCGAATGCATTGAGCGGGGGGGCTACGATCGGATCATGCGGATCACCCATAACTGGGTTGCCGTTCAGCGGGAGTACAAACCGGCGCTGGACTGCCGGAACCCGGAGGCGGACGTCCGACAGGAACACATGGATCGGGTTCTTGCGGAGATCATCGGCGGGAAGGCGGAGCTGATCCGGTTCCCGGATCGGTATCCAAACGCGAAAAAGATCAAATACGGGAGGTAACCTATGAGCCCTGACGAAAAAATCCTGAATATAGCCGAAATCGGGACTGTCCCGTATCTGGGGCTTCCGGAATGCAAAAATTGTCCCGAAAAGCGGTCGGAAGTGATTGAGCAGCGGATCTATTGCAACAGCTCAGCTGTTGTGACCAACACGCACCTGCAATGCTCAAAGCTTCCGATTTGCCAGAACCTAAAAAGCCGTTGGCTGATAAACAATGGAGAGGAGTAAATTATGAGTGCACTGGCGTTTTTTTTAGTTCTGGTAGCACTGATCATTGATGCCGTATCGTTTTTTACTATAGGCGCGATTTATGGGCTTGCTACCAGAATCAATCAACTTGAGAAAATCGGCTATAAAGTAACAAAAAACGATGAATGATCCATATGTATGCGTCCGGCAGCGGGCGGGGCCGTTGGTCAAGGCGCTGGTGACGGACAACTACGGATATCTCCGTCGCTACGGGCCGGGGGCGGTGCGTGGCCGGTGCGGGCCGGCCCTCAGCCGCACCACCGTCGATAAGCTGGAACTTCGGCTGGCCCTCTTTGGCTATGACGGTATTTTTTACACGCTGACCTTCGACGATGAACATCTCCCGCCGGATCGGGCCGGGGTGGATCGGATCTGGGACGCATTCGCGAAGCGTCTCAGGCGGTGGCAGCGCGGGCCGGTGGACTACTACGTTTACCGGGTGGAGGGCCTCCACGGTGATCACCGGCTCCACATCCACGTGTTTCTGCGGGATCAGGACTTCCCGCCGGCCGTGGTGCAGTACCTCTGGCGGACGTGGGGCAGCGCCTACGATGTGCGCTGGGACCGGGCGCGGGTGCTGTCAGAGGGCGGCTACCGTGGGCTGGCCATCTACTTTACCAAGGAGGTCCCGGAGGTAGGGCGGCATCCCTGGAGCTGCTCCAGGGCGCTGAGTAAGTACCTTCCGCCTCCGGAGGTAACCACCTGCAAGAGCGGCATGGTGCGGCTGCCCAAGGATGCCACACCGCTGCCCATGCAGGGCCGGGACCGTCCTCAGCTGGGAGACTGGGGGCTGTATGGTTACAGCCGCTATTTGATGCCGGAGAAATAGTGCTTTTATTTTAATAACAAGGTTTAGTATGTACTACTATAGAAACGTTATCCTCTTGAAACCTACGGAATATCTACGGACAACCGCAAGAAAGTGAGGGAAAAGCCTTGCAAACGATGAGAAAAGGTGATAAACTTGCCATAAAGGATGGATATGCAGTTTGCCCGGTCTGCCGACACAAGACCAGTCAGGCAATCAGACCGGACACCGTGGCGGATAATCTCCAGCTCTGGTGCCGAAACTGCAAAGCAATCCATCTCGTGAAAATTGACCGTGGCCAGTGCTCGATGATTAGCCGGTGCCGATGATCCCCAGCGTTGGGGGCGTCGGTACCGGTTTTTGTTTTGCATTGTTTTTTGGCCTGTGCTCTTGTAGCCGGTGCTAATGCTCCGCCGTTGCGGCGGGTATTGGCATCGGCTTTTGTTTTTGCCCGGAGGTGATAGCCCGTGGAACAGATGGCCGGTGCCGGTATCTCCGGCGCAAGACTTCAGGAGCTGGTCTCACTGCTGGCGGCGGGCCATGAGTATAAATTTTATTCTTGGCCTGAGTGGCGGGCGCTGCGGCTGGAAGTCCTCCGGCTGGATCGGTACGAGTGCCAGCACTGCAAGGCGGCGGGGCGCTACCGCAAGGGGTACATCGTGCATCACGTCAAGCATCTTCGGCAGCGGCCTGACCTGGCTTTGAGCGTGGTTGATCCGGATACGGGCCAACGTCAGCTTGAGACGCTGTGCAAGCAATGCCACGAGCTGGAGCACCCAGAGAGCCAGCGGCAATTTCAGCCGAAGGCCTTGCCAATCACCTCTGAGCGGTGGGATTAACCCCCCCTGAGAAAAACGGCTTTAACCTTTTCGCTGCTAA